GGATATTTACCATATTTTCTATTATATAAATCGCGATCCACAAAGGAATCACCCGTCACAATTAAATACATTATTAAACGTCTTTTATTTCAAATTGATCAAATGCAAAATTAATTGGCATGATTATATATTGTACATCACCAGTTGCTGCTTCGAACATAATATCTCCAAGCGATGTTGGTATTGCATTTTTATATATTATTTGTTTTATTACATTATTATGTGAATTTGTAATAGATACGGTGATATCAGCAAAACTCGGACCAGCACCATTCATTACATCCATCGGTGAAGCGTCTTGTTGATTAACAAAACTTTGCATCCAATTATAAATTTCTTTATAAGCGGCTAAGTCTTCATCCATAATAACCATCATGCTTAATTCACCAAAATCAATAGTGTCACCAGTCATTTTTAAACCCTGTGACATTCTTGGAATCGGAACTGGTACTGCATTAACAGTCATTGCTGGATGCATAATGTTTTGAGCAAAAAACTGTAGATTAGGAAAGTATTTCCTATCAATAGAAATTCTAAATCCGTTAGGTTGAAGATAATTTGTATTAGTAGTTTGAGTAGAAGATCCTACTCCTACTGTAGTTGATGTAGTTGTAATTGCCATAACACTTCCTTAATGTATATTATAACACTATTTATAACAAAAGTAAACATAAAAAAAGGAGGCCGAAGCCCCCTTTTAGTTTTATATTGCAGTTTCTTACTAAGTTAAGATATTGTCAACTCTAAAGATTCTGTAATACTGGTTAGATTTAGCAGTTGCTAGACCGGATGCAGGAGCTGCGCCAACGAATGGGTTTGAAGCCATACCGTAACGAGTCTTGAAACCAATCTTAGGCTGGAACGTATTCTCGCCAATTGCACGTACCATAGTAAGCGGAACGTATGGGCAATAGAATAGACCTGCGTCATATGGGTTTGTACCCTTATAACCAACAGTAACGTAATCAACAGAAGCATATGGGTCAATATAGACCTTTGTACGTCCGTTAAGTACACCAGCAAAAGTTGAACCAGTATCATCTACATTAAGATTTGCAGAGATAGCAGGTGTGTAATCAAGCATACCAGAAGCAGCAAGAGCTGAAGCTACGTCTGAAGAAGTGATAATGAAATTACCTTTTCCTCTACGTGTTTCTTTAGCAATGATGTTAGCTTCTCTTTCGATCTGCATGATCAAACCTTTGAACTTCTCAACAGACCATCTACCATCAGCATCTGAGCTTAGGTTGAAGATACCGTTAATGGCTGTGTTAGCCTGAAGTGCACCAGTCTTAGCTTGTGAGTTAATCGTTCTGATTACTTCACGGTTAATTTCAGCAAGAATTTCTGAAGACAAGATATTTGCCAATTCAGTTTCAGCATCCAAACCATGAATGGCTTTAAGATCCTGAGCTAATTCCAATGAATATTCAGCTTTAAGAGCTCTGGACTTTGCAGTCACAGTAGCTTTCTCAATGGTGAAACCCATCTGCTGGAATGCATCGTCTGTACCAAGTGCTTCTGCGGAATCGGTAGTCATACCAGTTCCAGTAATTGCAGTTGCTCTATCTGAATCGATAGTAAGAGCAGCAGCACCGCCACCTGTATTAGTAACGTTCAAACCAGATGCACCGGATGAACCATTACCAGCACCAGTTTGAGTACCAGCATGTGATGTATCAGCTTCGTTAAACAACGCTTCTGCAGCACCAGTTGTACCTGAGTCGTAACGTGACTTCATCGCAAAGATTAGTCCAGTTGGACCAGTCATTGGCTGAACACCAGCTACGTCATAGGCCATAAGGTTAGGCATAGAACGTCTTACTAATGAGATCAATACTGGATCCCATGTACCGATAGATGCGTTATTTGCGCCAACAGGAGCGGCTTCAGTTAAGAATCCGTTATGTTGTGCACGCTCTTCTGTAAGAGCTCTTTCTTGGTTTTCTAGAATAGCCGCAGTTACGGATCTTCTATGTGAGTCTTTAATGGCGCCCGCTGATTCTTCATTCAGTACAGGTGCCCACTTTTCTACTAGTTTATCGTATGACTGCATAATGGGAACTCCTTATTTAGCAGATTTGCGAATTGCGGATAAATACTGATCCATTAAACCGCCACCAGCAACTTCAACACCCTCATGGATATCTTCATTACTGTCGTCGATTATTGACTCAGTTGTCTTTCTTGAATTCGATTTAAAGTAAGTTTCTTTGATGGTAGCAACTTTCTTCGTGAAAGATGCTTCGTCTTCGAAGGTGACGTCGTCAGTTAAAGCCAAAAGTTTTTCGATTTGAGTATCAGCTAAACCAGATGCAGCTTCCACTACAATCTGTGCGCGTTTAAACGTTTCGATTTCTTCTGACATCGCAATTGACTTTCCAGTTTGGTCATTAAGCTTCTCTTCAAGCTCAGCAATGACTTGTGACTGTTCATCAACTAGATCGACTTTACTGTCTGGAACAGTGATGTAAGACTCAGTAAATAGATCTTTCAAACTATTCATGAAACCTTCAGCAATCTCTGTACGAAGACCAGCTTGAACTGCAAGCTTGTTTTCATCCATCCAGTTCTCAACAACATAATTAAGGTAGCTATCAACTTTGTCGACCATTGCAGAGTTTTGCTCTGTAATAGCTTCTTCGAGTTCAGTTGCATAGTTTTCTTCTAACCTATCAATTTCTTGAGTAAGTTTAGATTTTAGCGCTGCTTCAAATATAACTGCAGTTTTAGCTTTAAACTCTTCTGAAAGAGTAGCTTCAGACTCTACCAATGCGTCTAACTCACCGTTGTAGTCGTATTCAACAAGACTAGGAGTCTCATCATCTACATCAACGGATTCAGCTTTACCCATCATTTTATCGTATGATTGTTGAAGTTCAGTTTTTTTCATCTGATTCAATTTACCATACATTGCATTGATAATACCTGCTTTAGTTTTAGGCATTGCTTCCGGGGTACCACCACCACCACCAGGGCTTGTGCCCTTAGCTGGGCCGTCGTTCTCGGCTTTTTTAACAGCACTTACCGCAGCTGCTTCTGCGTTTTTCGGATCCATAGCTTCTTCCACGACTTCGCTCTCGTCAGTCTGGAGTTCTACTTCAGCATCCTGTTTAATATCTTCAGACATACTTGCGTACTCCTTTTTCTAAGATTTGAGTAACGAGAGGAAATTTTTGAACTCACGAGTTTGAACCTCATAAAGGTTTTTTCGTGGAGCTTTCAGAATTTCTGTCTCCATTTTTTCAATTTCTCTTGCTTCAATAATGCCGTTATTCCAGATCCAATCTACGCCTTCCATGATTCCATTAACAAACGCTCCGGGAGCACTTGGATCTTGTACGATGTCAACCGTATTTAGAATAAAGTCGTCTTTGACGACGTTTACACCACCTTGTTGCATGAGACTACCCATACCACGAGTTGAGACACCTAACTGAACACCACCTGAAAGAAGACCTTCGACAATCTTACCCATAGGAGTTGGCAGTATAGTTGCCTTTCCAATCACATTATTTCCCTCAAATTTGAGATCTGTAATGAGATGTGAAACTTTATCTAGATTAACAGTTGGTCCCTCAGGATGATTGAGTTCGCCTACTGCTCTTCCAGTTTTTACTTGTTCTGTAACGTATTTATTAACAGCCCTTTCCATAATTGCTTTTGGATAGACTCTTCCGTTACGGTTCTTTTTTTCAGTCTCAGCAAAAATACCTTGGATAGAATACTTCTTTCCACCGTCTTCATTTTTTTCAATGAGACATTCGAGGCCTTGAGCTTCGCTGTATTCGCTGATTAACTTCATATTATCCCTTTACCGCTTTAACAAATTCAACACCGGCTTTCTGCGCAGTCTTTAAATTCTTAAAGTCATCTAACTTATCTCCATCAATATAAAGAACAAATTTTCCTTTATCTTTATGGATCATAATTGTAGCACCCTGGATCTTGGTATCATACACATGCTCGCCAGGAGGCATTTTTTTAGCTTCTCGAAGTTGATTAAAGCTCTTCATCAGCTTCCTCTTCATCTTCTTCTTCATTTTCTTCTACATCATCAGTATCATCTTCGATATCATCAGTATCATTCTCTGGCTCAGCACCATTAAATACTTGATCTGCAATCTTAACTTTTTCAGCGTCCATTATACCATTGACTCTATCTGTCATCAAATCAGCAAAGATTGAATTGGCTGCATTGAAGTCTTGGTCTTTAACATTCTTAATAAAATTAACGATTTGTTCCATATCACTACCTTTTGTATTATTTATATAAATTTAGATCTCTAAAAGAGTACTAAAAGAAGAGTTTTCGTTCTTCTTCTTTTATATACTCTTTTAGTTTAATTAATTGATCAACATACGAATGATATTGATGAATCCATAATACATCTCCACTCGTCTGATAATTTGCATCTGCGATGCTTGCATTGTTTTGCAGATTCAATATAATCTTTTGCCAGGGCTTTCTAACTGAGTCCCATTCAAGATTCTTCTTGTTCTGTATCTTTTGGCTGATCGCCTTCTTCATCTTCTTCACTTGGCACTTCCTCCTCAGGTTCTACTTCGGGATCATTCTCGTCCTCATCATTACCAACAACTTCTTCGCCAGCTGCCGCTTCTTTTTCTATTTGTTTCTTCATTTCTGCGATTTCATCGTCTGTTAATTGAAGAACGTTCTTATAGACATATTCTTTAGAGAAGAAACCTTCTGCACCAATATAATTGGCAACAGCATCTAACGTTCCTACTCTTTCTTTAAAGATCTCGGCATCACGTAATTCAGTGAAATGATTGTCTCTAAGGAAATTGATATTAATATCATTCTTCCAAAATTCCCAATCTTCTAGAGTAATTATACCTTTTAGAACTAGTTGCTTTTTAAGAATTTCCAAGAATAAACCTGAAAATTTTCGACGTAATCTTTCAATAAACTTATGAAACTTTAATTCTTCACGAGTAATTTCTGTTGCTCGTCCAAGCGAGAAAGCTTGTTCTTGCTCTAGACGTGAGATGGGAACGTTTAGAGATCGATACAATTTCTTTTGAAAGTAAATAATATCGTCAATTTGTCCTAGGTTCTCTCCTCCAGGAAGAGTCTCAATTTGTGTACCTCTACCACCCTCACGCCTAGGCAACCAGAAGTCCTCAAGCATTGACATATGCTTTCGGTCATCTTTTAATTGCCCTGTGTCTGCGTCATATACTAATTTATTTCTATAACGAGCCATAATATCTTTTAGATATTGTTCAGACTTACCACGAGGTAAGTTACCTACATCAATATAAAAAATTCTACGTTCAGGAGCACGAGCTAATCTATAAATAACCAAAGAATCTTCCATCATTCTTAATTGGTTAATAGGCTTCAGTGCTTTTTGGAGGTGACTATGTATTTTCTTACGTTGCTGGTCTAATATGCCAGAAGTGATATAACTAACTGAGTCATCACTTAATTTTACACCACCGGTTTGACTACCGGGTTTTTCTTGATATATGTAAAATTCATCGATTTTCTTAATAATTTGAGCGCCAGTTTTTACATCTTTTTCTTTCTTGACCTGTTTTACTTTACGGATCTTAGCTGCATCAATTGGCCGAATTTCTTGAATGCCTTCTTTGAGATTAGCTTCATCTACAACTAAGTGATGATATAATCTTCCATCAACATACCAGCGTCTAAAAATTTCATGGGCATTATCATGAAACTGAAGCATGGATGTTATGTTATCAAATTCTTCAATCATCTTCTTCTTGATACCAGACGATAATTTTTCTACGTTATCAAGATTAAGTTCGATTGGATGTTTGTTTTCGCCTGCACTAACTGCTTCATTAATGATGTCATCAATAGCAGCATCTACTTCTGGGTGTTGTGCCACACCACGATATTTGTTTATGAGTGTATGGTTATCAGCAGTTTCATCGCCGTCCATATTTAAATAAGACCCATAATGGGAACCGGCTGCAGTCGTAACGTAGCCTGCACCGTCATCATCAATTGGCGGAACTATGGAAGGTAACTTATCCTTCTTATCGTCTTTATTTCTTTTGATTTCAAATCCAAAGAAATTGAAACCTCTATTGTCTTCTGCCATTTTCACATTACCTAACTATATTTAAGTTTATACAGGAGAGCAAATTAATGCCCTCCCGTATTCTTATTTATACAGTGTTCTACGATGTAGTATTACTAGTCCAATACTGAATCTGGAATTCAACTGTAAATTCTTCGATTGTGTCATTAGCATCATATGCTAAATCAATCGCTGAAATATTAGTTGGAAAAGCTCCAGTAAAGTTATAGGTCTTAATCGTATCACCGTTTTTATTTAGCTGCTCGACAATCATATCAGCAACATACTCATTGACATTGACTAAGCCAGTGTTTTGAGTATGAGCAGAAATACCATTCATCCAACGTTCCATTGCATCTCTAACATTGAAGTCAGTATCATTAATGATAGTAACAGTCCAAGGTTCGAATGTACGATCACCAGCCATTTGTAGTTGTCTACCTCTGAAAGGTACTACAATTGGTGCAATCGTTGATGCTGGTAATTGTGCAGTTTTACACATAAAGGAAGTGAGTTCTACATCACCACCCGCATATCCAGGGAAGTTTAGTGTCGTCTTAAATAAGTTAGGACGAGCACCGCCACCTCGGATTTTCGATTTAAAATCGTCTACTCCTAAAATCGCCATTTCATATCTCCCTTTAAGCTATGTTGCCAGCAATTTCTTCAAAGTCAACACCCGTTCTGACTGCGACAAAGTTCAACGTTACAAAGTTGATGCTTCTTGCAGGCTTAACAAGGATGTTGGCAATAAATTCATTGCGATCGATTACGGCACTGGTATTATTGGTTTCATCACAGATTACTCTAAAGTCTGTAATACCTCTACGTCCTTTGATCTCTCTAAGGAATGGTTCTACGATACCAACAAATTCTGCCCTTGTGAATTCGTCGTTGAATTCGAACATAACGTTTCTTGCTGCTAAAGCGATTGCTCTTTCAATAGTTAAGAATAAACGTCTTACATTGATTCGATCAAATGCCGAAGGTCTTGCTAGTTTAGTCTTATCACCGAAGAGTAATACACCTTGTCCAGGGATATTTGCAATTGGATTCACACCAACTTTATACAAAGTATCTCTTTCTGCTTTATTAGGAGTATATGCCAATCCTGTAATACCTAAGTATTGACCACGTCTTGGACCTGCAGGAGAGAACCAAGGAGCTGCAACATAATCAGTTGCTGCCATGATACCCGCTGTAGAAGATGCGGCTGAAATACTAATGTATTTATCATTATATTTATCGTACACTTTTAACCAGTTATTATCTACAAAGAGATAAGAAGATGGTGTATATGTTGCTGCTGCTGCCACAGTATTTGTTACTGGAGTGGTTGTATCAATAACATCAGCTTTAGAAGGAGATGTTAAAACAACACAGTCTTTTCTTGTACCTTGAGCAATTGCTACAGCATTATTAACCATTGTCGTATTAGACAAACGTGTATTATTACCGGGTATAATAATTAAATCAACTTGGATATTATCCTTGTCGTTAATTGTATCATAACCAATAATGAATTTACTTAATGCTCCTGCTCCAGCAAAACCTGAAGCTTTACCTGAACCTAGATCATAAGTTTTAATTGCTTCAACAGACATTCTGAAGTTATCACCAGAATCAGCTGTTGTTCCACCTAATGTGAAATCAGAATCATGCTTACCCATCCAAATATATTCAGAACGATTATTAAGTACGTCATTAATATAGTTTGAAGTTCCATCAGCAGTTTTTGCATTAGATGCTAGTGAAACATATGGGAAAGTTTCTAGTACACTATTAACTGTACCAGTGATCTTGCCGCGTCTATCAAGTACTGCAACGTGCACTTCATCGTTTTTAGCGTTTACACCTGTTGCAAAGTTTGAAGTTCTTGGTGCTCCATCGAAATTATTTTCTAAAGACCAGTTTGAAAAGACTTGACCATCATTGGTAGAGTCTGCAGGACAAATTTGTATTTGTAATGTATTACCTAAATCTCCTGGGTATTTTGCCAGGAAGTTTCTGCCACTCGCAACCTGAGATGCTTCAACTAAATCCCAATGATCATTAGTTTTAACAACGTGTGC